CTTCCTCTTGCAGGCGCTCCAAATTTTAAAGGCGAACCCACATCGTATTTTCCAATAGCAATAGATTTAGACTACGAAAGAGGCTATATAATTAGATACTTTACTAAAAAAGTAAATAATGCGGGATATGTTAAAGAAATATCCCAAATAGAATATGCATCTATTAAAAATGGCACTGTGCCTTACGACGTTTCTATGTGGCAAACACTTGAAATATTTTGGAAATTAACAGGACCTCTTAATCAAAAAAGAATCTCTCAGTACGATACAAGAGCTGGTATAATAGACACAAATAAAAGATTGGTTGAAAATGCCAACAAAATATTTCTAGGTATCACCGATTTTATTGCAGGAGACTATACAAAATTCGCAAGACCCACAGAATAGATATATTTTTTATATTGACTTTTATTAATTATTTTGGATTTAAATTAAAAGGTTATGTATTTTGTTGTAGAACATATAGATCAGCTGTCTCAAATGTTGCCAAGCGACTCCTGCTTCATTCAGGCCGTATCAGGAAACGACAATTGCCATCCTAAATTAAGCAATCTTTCTCTAATATATTACAATGATTTTAAAAAGGGGTATATTTTTGTTATAGACCACTCTGAAGGATTCAGTCTCAAAAAGAATCAAGTAGAGAGTTTCATAAATAGTCACAAGAAAGTATACGTACTAGATAAAAAATTTCATTCTTACTTTTTAGATCTGTCCAATTGCATAGATTTGCAGTTTGTTAACATGGATCAAACTGGTAAATTCGAAGAATTTGATTGCAGTACAGTAGTACATAGGGATTTCTACCAGAGATTCCCAGATGATCCCCATTTAAATAGAATAATTCCTATAAGTAAACACTATGAGAAGTGCGAATGCTTAATGAATAAGCTCTGGCATCTTGTGGAGTTAGAGACAGATATAGAAATGCAAAACAGATTGGTCAATGCATATAAAAAAGTAGAAGAGATTGGGATAGCTATAGATACAAATCTATTCGATAAGTATTATAAACCAAACAATAAAAATTATTCAATAAAAAACCAATTACTATATGGATCTTACAATTTGTATAATGTTACTGGCAGACCAACAAATGCTTTTAATGGAGTTAACTTCCTTGCTATACCAAAAGATCAAGATCATAGAAAATGTTTTATTCCAAAAAAAGATTTACTTGTTGAATTTGATTTCGACTCTTACCACTTAAGATTAATTGCTAAACTTACAGGATACGAGTGGAAAGATCAGCATCCTCACGTGGCGTTAGGCAGACAATACTTCAATACTGAAGTTCTATCAGAGGCAGAATACAAAAAAGCCAAAGAGATCACTTTCAAACAACTGTACGGTGGAATAGAAGAGCAATATAAAGAAATTGCTTTTTTTTCTTCACTGAGTAATTATATTGAAACAGAATGGAAAAAATACAATACATTTGGAGCAGTAGTCTTACCGACAGGGAGGACAATAAAGAAAACACAGGGGCTAAACAAGCTGCAGCTATTCAACTACATAGTTCAAAACATGGAAACGAAAGAGAATGTAGAAAAGATAGAGAAGCTGCAAGACTATTTAAAACACAAACAATCGCAACTAATATTGATAACTTACGATTCTTTTCTTTTTGATTTTTCTGCTGAAGATGGCAAACAAACACTAATCGATATAAAAAACATACTCCAACAAGGAGATATGATTGTTAAACACAAATACGGGAAAGATTATTCTTTCTAGTAAAAACCACATATTTATAAACGGAAATACAGGTTATGGAAGAAATACTATACTTACACCAACTAGACATGTCAAATAAACTTTTTTGTACCTTTTCGCCAAAAGAAGAGATAGATGATAAGCTGGCAGAAATAAATAAAGAGTACAAAATACTTTATGGTAAAATATTTGTCCTTTCCTCACCAGAATCTGACGAATATCTTTGCACATACAATATCGAACCAGAAAACAAGGAAACTAGAATCCTACCAAATACAATCCTTTTGCACCGAAAAAAGGAAAGCAATACGCTCTACACAATCAATGCGTTGAATATATTGATCAAATCGATCAACAACGGAGTTTTAGATCCTACATTTCCAATACCTTGGAAAGAATACCAAAACAGTGTCCTTTTGACACAAGATTCCAATTTGAGAAAGTTAAATACGTTGATACATAAAATCATCACCGTATAATTGAATTTTTTTTATTCAACAAACAGTTATATATTTAAAAAAACAATTTAAGTTATGGATTTATCGAGTTTAAAAAACAGGTTAGCCGCGTTGCAAAATCCACGTGGCGGGCAATAGTAGGACTTTATCCTAACGATTTGGAAGCCTACCGTAGGTAAGCATTCAATCAGAATCGTTCCATCGGCCTACAACAGGCAGAATCCTTTCAAGGAAGTATTCATTCACTACGGAATCGGGAACAAGATGATGGTGTCTCCAAGCACCTTTGGTGAAAAAGATCCAATTATCGAATTTGCACAAGGTTTGAGAAAATCTAGCGAAAAAGACAATTGGTCTCTTGCAAAAAAATTGGAACCAAAATTAAGAGTATTTGTCCCTGTCATTGTAAGAGGTGAAGAGGACAAAGGCGTTAGACTTTGGGAATTTGGTAAACAAGTTTACATGGATTTGCTTTCTCTTGTAGAAGACGAAGATGTAGGCGATTACACTGATCCTATTCAAGGTAGAGACATCACTGTCGAAACTTCTGGAAAGGAGACAACTGGATTGATGTACAATACGTCTACAGTTCGTGTTAGAACCAAAATTACGCCTCTTTCTGAAGATGCTGACAAAGTTAAATTATGGATGGAAACACAACCAGATCCAACAACTTTGTTCAAGCGTTTTTCTTACGAAGAAATGAAAGCTGCTTTATTATCTCACCTTCATCCTGAAGAAGAGATCAAGCAACAAGCTGATTCTGTAGAAGAGAAAGAAGACGTTGGAGATTTGCCTTGGCAAACACCGGCTCCTTCAGCAGCAAAGTACTCTCTAAACACACAGAAATCCAACATCGATTCCAAAATCGATGATTTATTTGGAGATCTTTGATCAACTAACAAGTCCCCTCTAAATCAATAGAGGGGCTTTTTTTAAAACAAAATTATGGCAAAAGCAACAAAAACAGTGAATGAAACTGTATCTGAAGCCGTCAAAGGCAATTTCAATTTAGATAAGTTCAAAAAAACTAAAAATTTAAGTTCAACATCAGTTAAATTCAAAGATCAAAAATGGATACCTGTATCTAGTGCTTTTCAAGAAGCGTTACAAATACCTGGCATTCCAATTGGGCATATAACATTATTAAGAGGACACTCTGATACTGGTAAAACTACCGCTTTGTTAGAAGCAGCAGTGTCTTGTCAAAAAATGGGTATTTTACCTGTTTTTATTATCACAGAAATGAAATGGTCATGGGATCATGCCAGGCAGATGGGTTTACAATTTAATGAAGTAGCAGATGCAGATGGCGTAGTATCTGATTATAATGGATTCTTTTTATTTATAGACAGAGAAAAACTTACATGTATTGAAGATGTCAGTGCATTTATGGCAGATATTTTAGATGAACAAAAGAGAGGCAATTTACCCTATGATATATGTTTCTTTTGGGATTCAGTAGGATCTATTCCTTGTAGAATGTCAGTAGAAAAATCTACTATGAATAATGAGTGGGCTGCAGGCGCAATGAGTCAACAATTCGGTAATTTTATAAATCAAAGAATTGTTCTTTCTAGAAAAGAAAGTCAACAGTATACAAATACTATGGTAGCGATTAACAAAGTTTGGGTTGCAAAACCTGAAAGTATTATGGGTCAACCAAGATTATGCAATAAAGGGGGAAATACAATGTATTTTGATTCCTCTTTAGTTATTACATTTGGGAATATATCGTCATCAGGAACTAATAAAATAAAAGCTACAAAGAATGGCAAAGACGTTGAGTTCGCAAAACGCACAAAAATAAGTTGTGATAAGAATCACGTTACTGGAGTAACTGCAGTTACAAAAGTATTAATGACAGTGCATGGATTTATCAAAGACGACAAAAAAGACTTAGACAGATATAAATTAGCACATGCAGATGAATGGAGTCAAGTTCTTGGTTCAGGACCATTTGAAGTAATTGAAGAGCTAGAAGATTCTACAATTAAGGCTGATATATTTGATAACGAAGATTAATAAAAAATTATGAAAAAAGATTTCCAAGATATTTTTGATTCTCTAAAAGATGAGAAGTTAGATCTATCAGTAAATAGCAGAGTTCTAATTCTTGATGGATTGAATACATTTTTAAGATGTTTCGCTGTAATAAGACACATAAATATCTCTGGAAATCCAATTGGCGGATTAACAGGATTCTTGAGATCTCTATCTTATATGATGAATCTCGTTAAACCCACTAGAGTAATTGTAGTTTTCGATGGACATGGTAACTCAACAAACAAGAAGTATCTTTATCCAGAATACAAAGCAAATAGAGGTCACACAAGAGTAACAAATTGGGATGCCTACGAAAATCACGAAGAAGAGTCAGAATCAATGAAGGCTCAACTAGTGAGATTGGTAGAGTATCTCAAGCTGTTGCCAATCGATCTTTTGGTTATAGACAAGATTGAGGCTGATGATGTTATTGGTCATTTAGCTCAAAACATAGATGGTAAAGTTTGGATATCTTCTTCTGACAGAGATTATCTACAATTAGTATCAGATCGAGTAACTATATTCTCGCCAACAAAAAAGAAGTTCTACGACCAAAAAATGGTGCTTAACGAATATGGAGTTACTTCTCAAAATTTCTTAACGCAAAAAATTCTACTCGGGGACAGCGGAGACAACGTTCCTGGAGTTAAAGGCTTAGGTGCTAAGACATTGATCAAGCTATTTCCAGAACTCGCTGGCGAAGACGAGGTGAGCATAGAGGAAGTATTAGATAAATGTAAAAAAGAAGATAAAAAGCTGCATTCAAGCATACTTGCATTTGAGAAGCAACTTCACGTTAATAAGCAATTGATGAATTTAAAAGAGATCAACATACCAGAAGAAGCACTTGAGGAAATAAATAATCTCATACTTAGTCCGAATAAAGAGATGGATTCCCTGGAATTTGTAAAATTATACAATGAGGATAACTTAGGTAATTCTATAAACAACATTCAAGCGTGGTTGTTTAACAATTTTAAAACGATTCAACATTATAAATAAAAATAAATAAACAAGTTATGCAGCAAGACGAGAAAAAAGTTCTGAACACACTCACCGCGTATGGCGCGGGATTTCAAATCAAGGTTTTAAGCAGCTTATTAAAGCACAAAGAATTTCTACAAACAATTAATGATGTAATCTCACCAGAGATGTTCGATAATCCTAGTTCTCAATGGATAGTATCGCAGATCTTAAAATGCTATTACAAGTATCACGCTACTCCGAGTCTTGATTATCTACAGATCGAAGTAAAAAAGATAGATAACGAAGTATTAAAGGTGAGTGTAGTTGATCAAATCAAAGAAGCATATAAAGCTTCAAATGAAGATCAAGAATATGTAGAACAAGAGTTCAGTAACTTCTGTAGAAATCAACAATTAAAGAAAGCATTATTAACATCAGTAGATCTTTTAGGCAAAGGTCAATACGAAGACATAAGAATCTTGGTAGATCAAGCTTTAAAAGCCGGTCAAGACAAGAACTTAGGTCACGAATACGACAAAGACGTAGAGACACGATATAGAGAAGAAGAGCGTGCTGCAATTGCCACTCCTTGGAATCATGTTAACGAATTGTTGATGGGTGGACTTGGAGCTGGAGATCTAGGAATTATCTTTGGTAATCCTGGAGGTGGTA